CTTGATCGCGTTCTCTGTGAAGTAGATAGGCGACTTGTTCCACTTGAGGTGAGACCACAAAGCGGCGTGTACTTGTTTCCACACGGCGGCTTGTGTTGATGCCTCGAACATGCGGTCTTGCATGCGCTCCACATACTCTGGAATTTCCTCGTAAGACTCTGTTAAGCGACCTGTTGCACTGAAGTACGTTGCTTTGGCAATGGCACGCTTGGCGAGGTTGTTGGTGGTGATGTTGGCTACAGATTTCATGATCTCGAAGGTCGTAGCGCCGTCTACAGCGTCGAGCATGTTGCTGTAAGAACTGAGCAACGTGTCGAACATGTCAGACTGTGCATTAGCGAGCTTTGTCATGGCCGCGTTGTCTTCGTCAGATATCTCTGAAAACGACATGCACTCCATGATGTAAGCCGCTGTTGGACGAAGTAGCGATTCGTCGTTCTTGTTAGGCTTGCCCCACAAAGACTTGGTGTCCTCGTAGAAGTTCTCTAACACGAACGATGGCCACTGTTCACGACGGCGTTCACGTTGCTCAGTACCCTCTGGGTCTGCAATGGTGTCTGCCGTGTAGTGGTCGTGCTCCGTTTGGCGTGGATAGGTAAGCTCTTCGCGGTCTGCGTCGAGGTTTGCGGGTAAGGTGTAACCGTTGTTGTTGCTAGCCATAGCTGTAATCTCCATACGTGGATTAATTGATTAAAGTGATGATTGATAAAATGAAGGTTCGTAATTGATAAGATCTTCTATTTGCGCTAAATCGAGACGATCCATTTGGTCATCTCTGTCGATTTGCTCCTGTTCATCGCAAGTGGCAATGAGCAAGGACCAATTCTCAAGGTGCAAGTTGATTATTTTTGGCATGACGCCTCCTTTATGGTGACTAATGTAATATATGTCCTACTAATATCGCAAGACATACAAAAACGACCGACTGACGCGTGAGGTACGAGCGTGTCTAACGTAGGCCAAGGGGAAACTGATCTGATGCTTTGATGACCATTGCATCAATGTTTTCTGGGAGATTTGCGAGTACCCACTTAACTTTGTCCGAGCACTGCTGCTCAGTGCCTTCAAAGACTATCTTTTCGGATTGTGGGAGGTCGTTAGAGTTGTAATCCCATTGAATGACTTGGTATTCATTTGACATGACGTTTCTCCATGGTTGCGAAGTAGACTCGATCAGTGATGCGTTGCTCTGCCTCAATGATGTCTTCTCCAGATTCAGGCTTGATTTGTGCTTCAGGCACGTCATTTGCCAAGCACCAATCGTTATGTATCTTGCGAAACTCGTCCTTGAGGTCGAATAACGGGGTTTGAGGGTTAGTTACTAGCTTGTCGAGTGACATGGTTGATCTCCTATTGATGAGGGATAAGTGCCAAGTGACACTTACTAAACGAACCGACTAATGAGTGAGGTACGAGCGAATATCCGTACACAATGTGTGGACTTGTGTGCCAAGTTTTGGTGTGTGTGACGGGTTTTTTAGGATGTGTGCCAGATTGTGTGCCAGAAGTTAGTGACCACTATTCGTATAGTAATCAATGATATAAGGCGTTTTTTCTGTAGTGTGTGACAGTGTGACAGCTTTTTTCTGAGTTCATTTGAAAGTGGTTTTTATATTTAGGTAACGACTCTTTTTAAAACAAGGTCTAAAAAGGCGTCACACATGGCACACATTTTGGTAAATGAGGGTTAAGTTGTTGAATGTTAAGGGTTAAGGGGAAATGAAAGTTGGCACACATTTCTGGCACACACTGCGTAAAAGCTGTCACACGGGTCGAAATGTGGCACACATGGACCGATTGGCCATGGACAGTGGACATTTGACCCTAGAGTAGGAACAAGATGTAGGTGAAGAGCCAGAAAGTGGCCATTGTCGTTGCTGAACCGACAAGTATTAAGGGGTAGAGGAGCAGGGATGGGCGTTGAACTTGCCTACCGAAGCGGTTGATGCCTAACAAGTGTTGAGTTAGGCGTTGTTCGTTGTCCCTGCGGTTGGAAACGTACTCTAGACCATTGTCAATTGACCAGAGATAGAGGCTAAGTAGTCCATAAGCCATGAGGCTGAGGGTCCAGAGTACGATGTTGATGGTAAAGACGGTAGATATTGAGACTAAAGTGATCATGAGCAGTTGTCCTTTGACAAGGGTCAATTGATAAGGGTTAAGGGTTGATGGTTCTAACGGGCTTGAGATACCAAGGGATAGGATCTTTGGATTTGGGCATACAGACGTAAGAGTCGGGCATCGAGTCTTTGATGCAGATGTAGTCGTCAGTGATTGAGCTGGGATTGACAACGGTCTGGGTTGCGTAGGCATAAGCGCATGCGAGTGCGTAGACGGATAAGAGGAAGATTGCGATGCTTTTGATAGAGATATACATGATGTAGCTCCTTTGATAAGTGATAAGGGTTGAAGGGCTATTCGCCCTCCATGATTGGTAAGTAGAGAGTCTTGAAGTACCACTGGTCAGTGTTGATCTTGCCGTGGGCAATGTGAGTGACGGACTCGTGGTAGCTGTTCTCGAAGAACGAGGCAAAGGCTTGGGTAGCGTCGTCGGATGCCGAGAGGCGAGCGTTCCACGCAGGGTTGGTGATAGCGTAGAGCCGACGCTTGCCGGTCTCCCTGAGGCATGTGTAGTTTTCCATGGTCTATCTCCTTAGATGAGGTTGTGTTCGAGCGCGATGTCGAGGGTAGAGAGTGATTCGAGAGTGTCGAGGGATTCAGCGATGTCACCGAGCATTAAGGCGGCAGCACCGAGTAGGATGGTGTCTGAGTTCTTGCCGACCCACTCTGCTGAGTCCATGGTGATGTCTTGGGCTTTGTTGAGGATCTTGTCGAGTTGAGGCTTGCCGGTGAATTCCTTGTTGAAACGCTGAGAGATAGAGTCGAATGAGAATGTAGCCATGATGTAGCTCCTAATGATTGATTAATGAACACAGGAACAACCGACTACTGAGCGAGGTACGAGTGAAGTGATAACTAGTAAGTGATTAGAGTCCCAGGACAAGGTTCCAGCATTGAATGCGAAAAGAAGGTTCAAGATCTTGAATCGGGGGAAGGGGGTGGGGAAAGGGACGAGGGGGGAGATAGTGCGTAAGCGAATGTTATTTATAATTTTTTAAAAAATTTCTGCGAAATCATTCAATCGACTTATTAGTAAATATTAGTTAAGCTGTTGCCCATGCCTAAAGCCTTCGTATGTAACACTTGCAAACAAAGCAAGACCGAAGAAGATTTTGAGCTAAAGAAAAACGGGGGCAGGTCCACAAGTAACAGAATGCGCAAATGCAAAGAATGTGTTGCAGTGCAGCGTTTGTATGTTAACGAGCCCCGCAGTTACTTTAGTAAGATTTGTTCTTCTCAAAAGCACCTGCACACGTCGGGGAAACGAAACCCCGAGGGTCTTGAGTGGGTGCTCACACCCGACGATTTAGTGCAGCTTTTTGAAGCCCAGGAGATGCGCTGCGCGTACTCGGGCGTATTGATGACAACTTTCCGCGACGGCACCGGCCACAAAGACCTCAATGCATCCCTAGACCGCAAAAACCCAGAAGTAGGTTACCGCAGCGATAACGTCCACCTCGTTTGCCACCGCGTTAATTTTATGAAGCACACCCTAAGTGAGCCAATGTTCTTCTGGTGGATCGAGAATATCGCTTCGCATTCATTTGCAAAGAAACATTAGTACAGCTATTATTCACTAATGAAGGATAGCCTAGAAGTGTTATGCCTAGAGGGTCTGGAAGAGGCGCTTTTGGGCTACCAAGTCAGTGTGCAGGGCAAGGCACCTACGCTTGTCTACGATTATGACGCAGCAATCGCACTACTTGAAAACGCAGGCTACGAAAAAAATGAAATAAACGGCTTTTTAGCGGACATCGACAGCATTGAGTTCGTATCTCCTCCTGTTTTTGTACGGCTAGATGAGTCAGCGAAGTCGAATATATTGCGAGGTGATCGGTATTTCTTCGATGACGGCAACCAAACCATCCACTGAGGAAATGTCTCGGTCGGAATTCGAGTCTCATATGCCATATATGGGGCTGAAGGCCGGTGAGCTGACTGTTCAGCAGGAGAAGCTGGTGCAATTTATTTGCAGCGGGATGTCTATCGCCGCCGCTGGCCGCGCTGCTGGGTATTCCTCCCCACAAGTCGCTTGGTCAACCGCAAAAACCGAGAACGTAGTGAAGGCCATCGCCTATTTCCGCGATGAAATGCGTGAGCAGGTCAAGTTCGGCATGAATGAAGCCCATTCAATGTACATGAACGCCTATGTTTCCTCGGCAAACGCCACAGAAATGAAGAACACCGTCGATAGCCTAGTGAGATTGCACGGTTTAGCGAAAGAAGCGCAGCAATCCACGCAGGTAAATGTGCAGATTAACGGGGCGAAGCAGTTAGAGCGCCTTAGCGACGACGAATTATTAAAAATTGCGGGTAAAGAGGGTACTTACCTAGAGCCAGCTACTCATGACGGATGAAGCGCCTAAGACTACATGTGAGCGTTGCAAGAAATTAGTCCCCGTCACCCTGATGGGGCTCGATGAGCTGTGTGTCTACTGCCAAGCCGACGACCAAGAGCGCCTACCCACACCGAATACCCAAGAAGTCACGCCAGATCAGCCTAAGACCCCAGAAGAGCTCGCCAGAGAAGAGCTCGCGATGCGGATACTCACGCGTAAGCGCATGCTGCCATTCGTAGAGCGGTTTAACCCTGATTATCAGGCGGGATGGGTACATAAGGACATCTGTAAGCGCCTTGAAAAGTTTTCACAGGACGTGGTGGATAAGAAGTCGCCACGGCTAATGCTGTTCATGCCACCTCGGCACGGGAAATCAACACTTGCCTCTGTATCTTTTCCAGCTTGGCACTTGGGACGTAACCCTGATCACGAGTTTATTAGCTGCTCATACTCTGGCTCTCTAGCCATGGGTTTCTCGCGGAAGGTACGTAATTTATTGCGTGAGCCTTCTTATAAGAGTGCTTTTAAGACGCGGCTAGATCCTGAATCGCAGAGTGCGGAAGCATGGTTGACGACCGGCGGTGGCGGTTTTGTTGCTGCTGGTGTTGGAGGCGGTATCACGGGAAAAGGAGCGCATATTCTTGTTATCGACGAC